TGCTTTATAATCAACATCAACTTCTTTAAGTAAATCTTCATGCTGACCTGTAAAGAATAATTTATATTCACTACGGTCCATTATTTTAATTAAAGGCTTTATCTTTAACCATTCCGGTCTAGTTCCGAAACATATTAATATGGGTAATTTATTTTTCATTTACTAATTTCCAACCTTTTTGTCTTTGTTCGTTAAAATACTGATTCATTAATTCTTTGAATGGTACGCCATCATTACTTCTTTGATTTGATTCCCAAAGTGAATTAGCATCACCACCATAAGTTGCGCCTTTAGTACTTCCCCACATTTCTATATCAGAACGAGGATGTGGTGGTACATATGTTTTAATACCAGCATACTTTTGTAGCATATATGAGAAGTGCATATCTTCACCACAGGTATTGTATTTAGGGTCTGGTAATTCTCTAACCATAATAGGTAACCACTCTCTCTTAAAGAACCAACTATGCCCCACTAAATCCACCTCAACAGTCCTATCGTTGTTACCTTGGTCAGGCCACCCAAATCGTAAGTAGTGTTCGTAGTAAGATGAATATTGTGGAGGTAATGGATTTAAATAAAGTAACCCTACTGTTCCCAATAATCCTTCTTTCTCTTTCATTGTGTTCATACAATTCTCTAACCATTTCTTACCAGGAATTGTATCATCATCAAATACACATACATATGGATTCTTAGCGTTCATAGCAAAGTAGAATCTTGCCCACACTCCGAAGTTGTAATTACAATAGGCAACAGGAACTTCCGTACCAATATCGTAATTAATCAAATCATTATCGCCGGGGTTATTGTACCATACTAATATCTCATCCGGCGGTAATGTTTGATTTCTTAGAGCCTCCAATTGTTCATTGAGATGGTCTCCTCTTTTGTAACCATTTAATATAACTGTTATCATAATTCTCTTTTTATATTTCGTAACCAAATTTCTTTTGAGAAACAAGCTTCATAATTATTCCTTGCCATTTCTGAACATTGATTATAAAACTCTTTATCATCTCTCAATTGTATTGCTAATTCTCTTGCAGTTTCTAAATCACCAACAGCTACCGATAACGATGGATGACAAAGTAATTGAGTATCTACATCGGCATTACCAATACAAGGAATACCAAAGTATGCACAATTCAAAGCAAATGTACCAGCTGCTACCGTTGGCATTAGATGTACTCCATATTTGAATGTTGCTAAATTTTTCATCCATTCATTCCACATCATTCGAGGTAAGTGAGTTAGATTATCCATACTATCTTCACCAACTCTCATAGCGTGTGATGTTTGAGCCCAAATAGGAACTTCAAAATTACCAGCTATCATATAACTTTCAAATCCACCATACCATCTTGCGAAGTTACCACCTATAATTGCCTTATCTTCTTTTGTAGGTACTATATCTTTAACCAATGTATCAATCATTAGTGTACCAATAGGTCTTACCTTTTTATTAGGAAACAATCCTTTATAGTAATATACATCAGAATCATTATGTGTGAAGATTGAATCACAACTTGCTAAAAAGTTATAGAAATAAACTTGGTCTGATATTTCATAATCGTTATACCACCAATGAGGTCCTTCTTGAATATAATGAACCGAACCATTACCTTTAGCTTTAATCCTTTCAACTATATCTTGCCTCAATAATTCAGAAACTGGATTAGTACCATTAACCAATGTACTACCCTCCGAACTTAAAAATGTTTTACCTTTTGGAAATATAATGAAGACATGGTCATATCCTGTCAAATTTTTATCAGAACCAAATAGATGAAGATTATAATGGTCAGCATCTAACGCATGCATCCAAGCAAACTCCGTTCTCATATTTGGATGATTTGCTGGAATTTTACCAACAAATCCCATTTCAGTTAGGAATGCTATTTTAGATTGTATCATAGTATGCATTTTGTTTTTCTTGTCTATCTATTTGCTTATGATGATATAAACAATATTGTTCTTCTTGTGGTAATACTGAAAGTGTATTGTACCCTACTATTCGTTCATGCACTTTACCCTGCCATTGTATTTCGGATGTTCTTCTATAAAGACGTGTTTGGTAATCAGGAAAGTTTACCCAACCCAAATCATTTACATTCCATTTCCATTTTTTAATATGTTGCTTTGTCAATCCCTCTACAGTATTTATACGAGGTACAAAGAATAAATCAACATCTTTATTGTATTCAATAATATCTTTTATATTTTCCATCAAATCTTCAGATGGGATTTCGTCTGCATCAATTTGGAAAATGAATATACCAGTTGCATTATCTTTTAAATTATTCTTAAATGATGCAAAATCGTTATTTAATGGAAATCCAATAACTCTGATATTTGTGTTGTGTAATTGAGAAATAATTGTGAGATAACTTTTAACGGCCGGTGTTACAGATACCTCATCATATTGTATTAAAATTTCATCTTCCTTTCCAATTTTATCTTTTAGAAAATCTATTAATTTTGTAATTTCCTCTAACTCATTACAAACAGTTATTGCGTAGGTTATATTAATCATAGTATTTTTATTTGAATACAAATATACGAAAATTATATCAGATTAACAAATATATCTTTGTATATGTATATATAGATATAAATATATCATTTTTGAATAAAGCATAAAAAAATGGGTAACTTTTTTAAGATTACCCATTTATATTTTTAATTAATTATTATCATTATAATGGACCTGCTCCAACTGTCACCCAAGTAGAACCATTATAAAATACTAAAGCCCCACCTGCACCAGATGCAGATACAACTAACATACCAACCGCAGGAGTTATAGTTGCAGGTGCTGTTACTCCACTAAATGTACTTACTCTAATTCTAGCTGCTGAGTAGATATCCATTGAACCACTAACTGTTAGGGTTCTTGTTCCATCAAATGTAAGAGCGGTTTCAACCTCTCCTTGTGTTAGAGCGTTGTTGTATGTAATAATTCCATCATTTGTAGTACCACTTAATAATAAAGCTCCAGATGTACCCGATGTACCCGATGTTCCGTTTGTTCCGCTTGAACCATTAGCTCCACCGATAGCGTTTGTTCCAGATGTACCAGAAGTACCATTCGTACCATTCGTACCAACCACACCAGCAACACCATTTTGACCCGATGTACCAGATGTTCCATTAGTTCCCGGTCCTCCGGGTAGTCCGTTTTCTCCACTTACACCAGAAGTTCCAGAAGTTCCTGATGTACCTTGTACACCACTAACACCCGTTCCACTAGTTCCTGATGTACCGCTCGTACCACTCACTCCAGATGAACCAAATCCATTTACACCAGAAGTTCCAGATGAACCAGCTCCACTAGTACCAGATGAACCAGCTGCTCCATTTGCACCACTCGTACCAGAAGTACCAGATGTTCCACCACCACCGCCACCGGTTATTGTTACAGTAACTGCCCCACTTCCATTATTTGTTAATGTTGCCCCACTAAAAGTTATTTGATTAACTGCTGATACAGGAACGTTTGGTACTGAATCTGCGATTGTTAATGATGAACCTAATGATGATGTTGCTACTTGTACTATATTTTTATTTCCTACACCACCTACCCAAGTATATCCCTGTCTTAATGATGCAGTTAAAGGACCATTTATATCTAATGAACCAGTTATTTGTACATTATTTGTTGTTGCTACTGCCGAACCAGTTGTTCTGAATATACCATCAGTTGTTGCAGTTCCTCCACCAAATGATGATGTTGCTACTAATGTTGCTCTATTCCCTGCACCGCCAACCCAAGTATATCCTTCTGATAACGAAGATGTAAATGTACCAGATGCGGATATATTACCATTTACCGTTAATAAATTAGTTAAACCATTGAAAGTAAGATTACTTTCCACATTAAATCCACCAGGTGCAGCTCCAACTAAAGTTAAAATGCCATTATCAGTATCTCCAGTATAAGATGCCCCAGCACCACTTGTGCCAGAAGAACCAGAAGCTCCACTTGTACCCGATGTACCAGCAGAACCACCCGTACCGCTTACCCCAGAAGTTCCAGATGAACCACCAGTTCCATTTACTCCGGATGAACCATTTACTCCCGATGAACCATTTACTCCCGATGAACCATTTACTCCAGATGTACCATTTACTCCAGATGTACCATTTACTCCAGATGTACCTGATGTTCCCGATGTTCCAAAATTTGTACCATCTAAACCTGATGTTCCCGATGTACCGCTTGTACCACTTGTACCGCTTGTGCCAGATGTACCACGAGTTCCCGATGTACCGCTTGTGCCGCTTGTACCAGATGTACCTGCAGTTCCCGATGTACCAATACCAGCAACAGTACTCCATCCAATTTGTGTTGTACCCGGATTATAAACTAATACTTTATCCGTAGAATTATCATATGATAAAGATGCGCTTGTAAATTTAGCACTACCAGAAACCAATACACTACCAGTGAATTGGCCACTCAAAGTTCCGGTTAGAGATGATAGGTTTGATACAGACGATGAAACAGCTGTAAATGAGCTTGATATATTTTCAAGTTCGGTTAGGTTTGCATCCATTTGTGCAGCCGTAAGAGGTGCACCATTGGTAATTCTTTTAGTTATTGCCATTTTATATTATTCTTGTATAGTTCTATTGTTATACAAGTAAATATAAATATTTAGAGAAATTAGGAAAGTTGTTATTTGTAATAAGATTTTAATACATCTTTTTTAAATTTAACCTCCTCAATTTGTTTTATACCAGTTAAACTGTATGTTCTGTATATGTTTGGGTTATCTCCATATATAATAGCGTCAGGCTTTACAAATGAATTAAATATTTTACTGCCTTTTACATCAGCTTCAATTAGTAATTCTTCTAATTTTTCAGCTTTAGTCCAGTTTTCTTCGGTCAATCCTTTTATGTATAATTTTTCTAACCATTTAAAAAACTTTTCAGGTTTTATTTCACTAATCTTTATGCAAGAAAGTTTTTTATCAGGAGTTTTTCCAACTACAAATACAATAGTAGATGTTGTACCACTTAATGTTTTTTGCTTACCATCGGAATATTTGTAAGAATTGATTCTATAAACATTTCTAGGCAAAACTAACGTTTTTGATACGCTAGTTTCACTTTCGATTAATGGTTTATATTGTAATGCAAATGACATTTTATATTTTATTTAATTTTGGTATTTGCATTTTAGATGCATTTACTTTTGGAATATTGAATGGAACTAATTGTGGTTGTTTCTTAACATAAGTATCCATTAGTTGAGTAAACTTATCATGCATATTATCCAAAGTAAAGTGTTTTAAAGTATTTTCTCTCAAACCTTTTGATTTATCTAAATAAGAATCATATTTGTTGAATACATCATATATTTTATTAGCTGCGTTTGAATAGTTTACACTAAACCATTGTGCCTCTTTCATACAAAATTGGTCAGCTGCTGATTCATCTACTTGTGTTAATGACCCTTCTAATAAAACTGAATGTTCTGCTGGTAAGAAATCCATTTGTCCACTCCAACCACTAGCTATAATTGGTTTACCTGTTAGGGTAAATTCAGCCATTGGTCTACCATATCCCTCACCTTTAGCAAATGATAACATTGCTTTAACTTTAGGATGGTGATATAAGTTGCTCATATCACTTTCTTCCATATCACCATGTAACAAATATACAGATGGACATTTATCCCCAAGCGGTTTTAATACTCCATCAATTTTTTCTCTAGTTGCTTCTCTATCAATTACACTAAATCCAGCGTGAGATGTTTTAACAACTAATGCAGGTCTTTTATCTTTTGGTAGATATTGGAATACAGTAGCAAATGTTTTAATTGCCATACCAATATCTTTTCTATCCTGTCCTAATGAACCTTTCAACCAATGCCCAACAATTAAGAAACAAAAATCTTCTTTCACATTTGCCAACACATCGTTACCAGTTCCTTTTGAAAATATTTCAGTATCAACTCCCTCAAAAAGAACTTCGATTGGAGTTGTTGTTTTAATTTCACCAACGATTTCTCCAGTTGCTTGGTCTTTTTGTTGATACACAGTTCCACCTAAATTTTGTTTTGTAAATTGGGATGGTACAATGATTAAATCCATTTTATTAGAACCATCGATGAAATCTTTTGGTGCTATTGTAGTTTCAACACCAGCAGTTACACCAATGTTATAATGTCCTTTTGGTTCAAATTCGTTTGCTACTGAAACTTGCATAAAGATATCAGGCTTTTGTTCTACTCCGCCAATTACTCTTTCTAACATCCATCTACCAAATTCACTTTCACCATCAACTTGGTTTTGTGGAGTGTTACCCCATCTCAAAGGTATAATTTTAATATCATACTTATCCATCTTGCGTAGGGATTTCATTAAATCTCTACAATGGTCACCGTAACCACTACGAGTGAATATAGGTCCTTGAAATACTAATGTTGGTTTCATTTATATAACTTATTTAATTTTAAATACTTCGAATCTTTCTCTTGGTTTCCAATTTTCAAATGTAGATTCAATTCCATCAATTAATGTTTGGCACATATTTGTATGTGTTAACCCCATCTCTCCGATAAACACTTCTCTACCTATCAATGCGTTTGCTTTACGAACTTCTTTTGGTGTGTTGTACATTTTCTCAATTGCTTCCGCAACATCTTCTATATCAACTCTGTCATCCCAAATATAAGGTGTTGGTACTGAACCCGCTAATGCTAATGCTCTACTCCATACAGGCACTGCCCAAGGACCAGGTTTAGCTTTACCTTCCCATTTTCTCCATTCATGCAATGAACCAATCTTAATATAATCGTCTGGAGTTAACATCTTACCATCAACTTCAAATCCACATTGGTCTTGCAAGCCACCAGTTACGTTTACAATGATTGGAGTTCCAGCCATTACCGATTCTGCAGTTGCTAATCCAAATCCTTCATTATTAGCAATGTTGATTGTTGCATCTGCTATATTATAAATAAGATTTAATTCTTCTTGTGGTCTTCTCTTTTCCGAAAATATAATATTACAATCAGGAGCCATCACATCGATTACCGCTGGCAAGTCAGTTCCATTTTCGTCCACCGGTTGAGTGTGCATTACTAAACAAACTTTAGATGCTTTTTCTTTACCAATTTTATCACAAAATCTTTTAAATGATACGATAACATCCGCAGGTTGTTTTCTTCTGATATTACGGTTGCTCCAATATAGAACAAAATCATATTCTTTTCCACCTAAAATTTCTTTACGGAATTCAGCCGGTACATCTGCAGGTTTGTAAATGTTTGTATTAATACCATGTGGTACATAACTAACTTGCCAATCCTTCTTAGGTTTCCAAGTTGGTTTAGTATCCAACGCCGATAATCTTTTAATGATACCATATGTTTGACGAGAAATGCAACCAATCCAATCACAACTTTCATAGAAGTTACGATTATATAATGGGTCTGGTAAATCATCCCAAATTGCGTAGAATAAAAGAGGAACGTTTTGTCTGATTTCATGCTCGATATCATACAACCATGTCCAATAACGAGGGTCAGTAAAGTGTACAATTGCATCAGGCTTTTCTGCATTGATTAATTGTCTAATCAAGTCAGCATTACCATAACCATTCCAAGGTAAAATCTTTACATTAGCATCGGCTATTCCATAACTTTTTTGAATATCTTCACTCACATCTAAAACCTTGCCGGCTTCAGGATGGTTGATTGCGGCTCCTACTTGAAACCAATCATATTTGTGTACTGTACCTAATACTAATTCTTTTGATACGGTGGCAATACCACTTGCCATTCTTAAGTCATCTGAAAGTAACAGAATCTTCTTTTTTGCCATAACTTATTTGTGTTGTTAAAATTGTGAACCGGATATTTGTAGTTTTACATATTCATTCATTTCGCTTCTAAAACTTTCGTCTGAAACGTATCTTTCTACAGTTCTATTTACCAATTTTTGTAGAGTAACATCTGAATTAAAAGATACTTTTTTAAATGATGAATACACATCTTTCAATATTTTTACGGTTGTTAGTTTTGTGTTTTCATGTTCCATTGTGGATATTGTTTTATATATTTGTATATATAAGTATATTATAAATAAAAAAACAATAATTTTTAAGGAACTTTTTTATTTACTCGCTTTCCCATCACATATCCCTCTATTCATAAATTCACACCATTTACAATTCTTTTTGTTTTGTCCAGGTACTTTAGGATATGGGATATCTTTATAATTACCAGTGTCATCAAATACAGTATTAATGAATTCCATAAATTCATCATATACTTTATTAACCGAAGGTGTGCCATTTGGAGGTACGTGTTTTGAAATGTATGGAATTGGAAACGCAGAATCTTCAGGTAGTTTTCTTCTCATTATCTGATATTCTACTTTTATTTTAGTAAGAGGAATATTAAATAATTCTGAATAGTATTTTTTATATAGTAGGATTTGAGAATTTTTCATCTTATCCGCTTTTTGATATTGATTCCAACCCATTGTTGATGTTTTTAAATCAACAATTATAATTGAATTTTCAGCTAAATCTCTTAATACAATATCTATAAACCCAATAAAATGAACACCCGGTTTAATATTTGCGTTTAATGGAATTTCAATGCCAACTAGTTCGTAGCCAGATTTGGAATAAAATTTACTACAATATTTCTTAAACCAACTAAGGATTCGTCTGCCATCACCATAAAATTCTTCTAATTCTAATTGAGTACACGGAGTACCTTCACTCAGAGCTTCCTTTTCTTTGGTAAAATTTTCTTTCATTCTATCTAATAACAAGCTATCCAATTCAATTTCATCGGCTTGTTTTTTAGATACACCATACATCACCGAAAGATAATGTTGGATAGTTTCGTGCATTGCACTACCAAATAGTGTGTGAATGTTACCGGAACTTTCACCTAATTTATCTATATAGTTTAACTTATATTGTTGGGGGCAGCTACTCCACATTGAGTACTGCGAAAATGATACTTTTGCCATTATGTTTATTTATACCTTAAAGATACGAAAAAAAGGTGAGATTACCAAATTATACTTTAAGTTTCAACTTAGTGATTTCTTTTGGATTTGTGCCGTATGCTTCGGCAATTCGTTTAATTTCTTCTCTGCCAGTGGTACTTTCATATAATATATCTAAATATTCGGATGCTTCTCTCGTAGAAACCATAAACCATTTGGCTACCAAATCGATAATCCATTGTTCATAATCTTTTACCGATTTACCTTTCATATAACGAAGATATGTTTTACCTTTTGGTATGACTCCTATTAATGCTTTATAAACCGCTTTAGGAGGTGCTTCTTGAATATATGGTTGTATTTCCGCTACCATCTCAACCCAATCAGGATTCATAGACATATAACGTATAATTAACCAATTACTCCAAGTTTTTTTATCAGCATCATCTAACTTATCCCAATACTTTGGGTCCTGGTCTTTTGTAATTGCATTGATGTGGTCAAATAATCCTTTTGCCATTAGTCTTCTACTTTTAAACCCGGAGGTAGTAATTCATTTAATACTTCACCACAATCACCACAAAGGAATAATTCTACCGGCAGTACTTCATCTTTTGGTTTACCAGTTAATAACTTTGAAATTCTACGGAATCCAAAACCTTGTACAAAAACTTCGCCACCACATTTCTTACATGCAATTGCTTCGGTTTTCTCTAATGAAATTGGTTTTTCTTCTTGTCCTCCTATTGGTTGTCCACCTGCTCCTAAAATGTTTGCCATTAAATTATATTTAAAATTTGAATTAATGTAGCCGCCGCGATAATTTCTTTATCAATTGCTACTGCGGATTTAGCAACCCCATCACCTAAAACTAAAATTACATTTGCAGTATTTTCTCCCGCATAATCATCAACTTTGTCATATAGTAATGTATAAAGGTCAGAAAAATCAGTAGCCTTTGAATCAAGAACTGTTTGCCTAATTTTCATATATTTGTTTCTCTTATCATCATTTGATTTAAGAACTTCTAAAACTTTCAACTTATAATCATTCTCTAAAAGATTTTGCACATCAACTTGTAATTTACCTTTAAGAGAATTTAATTGACAAGTATTAATAATCTTACGAATATCAGGATAAGAAGAATCAATAATTGGAACTAAATCTTTTGGGTCAAACTCAATACTTTCAGATTTTAAAATCTTACTCATTTGAATTGCTACATCTTTTTTAGTTGGTGGTGTAATTTGAAATGTTTGGCAACGGCTTTGAATTGGTTCAATAATCTTTTCAATATAATTACAAGTTAAAATAAACCTACAATGCTTACTGAATGTTTCCATTAAGTTTCTCAAAATCGCTTGTGCGTTTGGAGTCATATAATCAAACTCATCTAATATAATAATTTTATATTTTTTGAATCCCATAGATGATGCAAAGTTTTTTACTTTATTCCTTACGGTTTCAACATTGTTCTCATCGGATGCATTAATCATCATAACATCACAATCAATTGAACTAACAATTAATTTTGCTAATGTTGTTTTACCAGTACCGGCTTTACCAAAAAATAAAAGATGGGGAACATCTTCGTTTTCAATATACCCACTTACTTTACTTTTTAAGTGTTCATTTCCAACATAATCATCTAGCTTAGATGGACGATATTTTTCCACCCATAAGGAGTGATTTATTTGTTCTTCTTTAAATTCAAACATATTTTTATTTTTTTATTTTCCAGTTGAACCGAATCCGCCTTCGCCTCTTTCGGTGTTTGTTAATTCATCTACTTCTTTAAATTCTATCGGTGGATGTGGGATAATCATAATTTGTGCCACTCTATCACCTACCGCATATATTGTAGATGCTACACCTCTATGCTTTCTAAATGTAGCTTGTAGTTCGCCTCTATATCCACTATCAATTACACCAACGCAATTTGTTAAACTTAAATCAGTCTTTCTAATAGATGAACGAGGAAATACTAATCCTACAAATCCGTTTGGGATTTCCAATGCAATACCCAATCCATATGTAATTTGAAATACGTCTTCACTTATAACTGATGTTGCTATTACATCCATACCAGCATCACCAGCTTTTGCGTAAGTTGGAATTACTGCCGAAGGATTAATTTTCTTTATTTTGACTTGCATCTATTACACTTTTAAGGTTATGTTCTCTCAATTTTTTTCCTTCATCTGAAAGTTCTCTGGCGAATAATTTAAAACGTTTACCATTTTGCTTACTTGTAAAAGATATATAAGCATCTTTAGTATTACTAATAGTAAATGTTACAGTTGGTTCTTCATCCGTCATATCTTCGCCTGTCCATGCAAATATTTGTGGTTCATCACCATCAAATTGGAATACCCATTCGCATTGTTCTAATTTTTCAACCGGTGACATTTTTACTTCACCAATTGGTTCTAAATTTTCTTCTTGTGTTTTTTTAGTTTTTGCCATAATTTTATTTTGTTTTACAAATATACGAAAAAAAGTTTAGAATTCAAAAAACTTTTTTGCGTTTTGAGAATCGGCGGATGCCATTTCCCATTTTAGAGCGTTATAAAAATCAGTTAGTTTGTTTTCCAACTCTGCTTTATAAATTCCATCTCTATCAACATATTGTTCTACGAAATCCATAATTTCTTTTGGGTCATTATAATCTCTAAATGCCAACGTGTCTATTCCCAATGGATTACTTTTAAGATATACCCATTTAACTTTTTCACCATCTCTAATTGGTTCGTATTTAAACGGACATTCAAAGAATTTCAGTAATCGGTTATATGTAATACCAGCCTTAACGTGTGCAGGTGTTCCTTTCTCAAAGTTTGCAATAGCCAATCCGCTATCTTTTCTCCACTTACCTTTATCGTATTTACTTAATTCTTTAATAGCCCCACCTTTGGCGATTTTATTAATACGAAGATTAGGTAAACTCTTTTTAAATTCTAAAAGTGATTCATTTATTTCTTCGTTTGTTTTACCCATTAAGATATCTTTTAACATCTTAGCCATAAAGTCCTGAAATGCCTTTGGGAATGATGAACGAACTACATCCAATCCTTTTACATCCAACTTATCACAAGGAATACCATTCTTTAAAATCATCCATTGTGCGTATCTTTTCTTTGCTACCCAAAATCCCGCTTTACTGATATATTCTTTCTTAATTTCAAAACGATGTTTTTCTTTTGGAATACAAAAAAATCGTTCAGCTAATAAATTGTAGAATGAATTTAAAAACGATTGTGTTTCATCTGCAATGGTATTAACTTCCGCCGCCATTCTATCTTGGTCAAATGTTTTATATTCAGGATATCTATGTTTTACTAAAGGCTCTGCCATCATATAAATTGAATCGGTATCAATATAAACATTGTAATCATCTTTTGTACCTAACTCTTTTTGGTATTTAAGATTTGCCATTTCCGCAGTTTTTTTAATTACGGTTTGACCGGTAATTGTTACGGCTTCGGCGTTATCAATATCATAGAAACGAAATGCTACAAGTCCTAATACACCATACATCGAATTCAAAAGAATCTTTTGTACTAATTGTCTTTTTGCATAAAAATCATACAATTCAGTATTACCTTCTTCTCCATATTTTTTTTCTAATTTTCTGAACTCAACTCTTTTATTAAACCAATTATCTAAAATATCTGCAATTAATCCAGGCTTCTTTTGAGTATATAATACCCCATTTGCAGCTACACCTAATTGATTACCTTTGATAACTTCCTCTAATTCTTTTCTATTATATGTAAACTCTTTTGTTTTTCCAACAACGTTATATTGCCTTTCTTCACCCCTAACCCAAGCTTCAGGATCCCAATTTGAAATCTTACCAACCTTAGTTTCCGGTGAAATGTTTAAGGTCATAATAATTGATGGATATAGAGATGTTAAATCCAAATCATATATCCAATCATATTTACCAACAATAGGTTCTTTTACATATGCCCCAATAAACTTATCTTCACCCGCTTCTGATTGTTCGGCGAGTTTATCTTTGTGATTTTTTGGTTTATTTGGTGCTACTAATTTTTTTGTTTTAAGAT